TTTGACTGCACCATCGCCTGCGTTCTGTGCGCCTTTTCCTAAACCACCGCCACCAGATTTTAACATAGGGGGGGTGAAATTCATAGCGTCCATACAGATTAAATGTGCCTGACGAATTGCTACATCGTGCGTATCTACACCCAAACCTTTAGCAAATTCTTCGCAAGCCTTCTGAAATTCTTCAAAAGACTTCGGGTCAATCTTGACCGATACTGATACCATTACTGGTTATCGTCGATTACGACGAGTATGATCCACGCCGAGCCGGGCTTGTAAGTCTGCGAAGTGATGCGGACAGATTTGCCACCAGCCGTAATTTTCTTGCCGATTGAAAGTGCCGAGATTGGAAGGCCGTTTGAAAGCAGTGCAGCTGAAGCACCAGTCCGTCCATCGCTCGCAGTCCAAGCCGAAGTCGTAGCCGTGACCTTTACCGAGAATTGAGTGCGGTCGCAATAACCACCGGCCTCTAAGACCTGAGTGAGTACCGGGTCGGAGATTAGACAAAGAAAGGTCGGTCCGTTAGCGATTGAACCAGCCACACCGAAGTCGGCTAACATCTCTTTAGCGTCATCTGCGAAATCTACGTAGATACTCATACTATTGTCGGTCTTGGAAATGGGGTCCTAAAGGTGTCTGGGAAGCCCTCAGAGGCGTTTTGATGGCGGGGACGGGTAAAGTGTCAGGCAACAAAAAACCCCCACCGTTTCCAGTGAGGGTCTTTCTCGTCGTTACGACTGCGGATTAGGCAGTGAGTAAGCGAGTGAGTGAAGTTGCACGACCAACCGAGGATCCAAAAAGGAGGGTTGCGGTTACATTGTAATAACCAGACTGTTCTTGACCCATCAAAATTTGGACACCTAAGCCAGTGTCAGCGTCGAAAGCGTTAGCAACTTCAAAGCCAGGGATCTCGCTCATTGGCAAACCAGAAGCAACTGCGATAGCGTCGCTACCACAAGCAAAGCCGGCGAGATTTTCGCTATTGGTAGGTAAGGAAGTGAATTGGAATACGGACATTCCACCGATTTGGCCGATTTGACCAGTTTGAATTACTTGAGCGCCTAATGCGTAAGCAGCGGCGATTTGTGAATCAGTTAAGAGGTTGTTAGCGTAGGTTGGGTTAACGATTAACGCGCGAACGTCAGAAGCCTTAGCTGCATCGAGAACACCTTTAGCGGTTACAACTTCAGAATAGGAAAGAGCTGCACCAGTTACTGCGTTAGACGAGTAGTTAGCGTTGGTGATCAGTGCGCTGATTTCTGCCATACAAGCTTCAGCGATAGCGTTCGAAGCGGTAGGAGTGAAAGCGTTAACGAGGTACTGAGCGCCGTAGGACTTAACGTCTAGAGGGCTGAAACGGCTGGACACTTTGAAGTGTTTCAGGGTTACAGTTACGCCTGCGAGAGTTGCGTCGTCTTGAGTGAGGTATCCGCCTGCACCGAATTGGGAAGCTGTAGATACTCCGATTAAAGGGACGAAAACGGATTTTCCGGCTTGTCCTTCGAGAGTAGAAAATACGCTCGAGAAAGACTTGAGGAAAGGAAGTTTGCCCTTGATTGAAGCGATCACGGATTCAGCGAGAATCGATGGTGCTGTTGCGATGGAATTAGCCATAGTAGTTTATTTAGTAATTAGTGGTTAGAGAAAAATTAGATTGAACGAATGATTTCGTTCTTATGCTTTGCAAAATATGCGGAGCGTTCTGCACCCATGTCCATAGCCAGGAACACTTCGAGGTGATTCACTGCTTTTACGGGTTCGTCAGATTTATCGCTAGGAGAAAGTTCGACAGGGTTAACACCGACTGAGGAAGCAATCTTTGCAGCTTCAACAGAAGCGGATATAGTTTGAGTTTGAAGTTCAGCAATCTTAGCAACGAGTTCAGCCTTCTCTTTAGCAAGTGCGTCACGTTCGATAACTAGTGAAGCGTTTTGCTCGAGAGTTGCTTTGAAGTCAGAGGCTTCTTTGGCTACGGCGTTTTCTAAGTTAGCGCGTAGTTCGTCACGTTCAGCAGAAGCAGAAGTTAAGTCTGCCATAGCCTTGATGAGTTGTTCTTCGATTGTCATAAATTTAGTTAATTTGGCAACAGCGTCCATCATATCGTTTTCTATTTCGTTCTCCGATTGTGGAATATCCGCAGGGTCTAAGGTCTTAACGCCCAGTGATCCGACTGCATCACGATTAGCCTTATCGTTATCAATAAACACTTGTGGGTCAAAGCCTTCGTCGAGGAGTTTCTTTACTTCGGCCTTTTTAAATTCTGGTGCTGGGGCTGAACCGCCATTCATAATGAGGCGGATATATTCCAAATCTGCGTTGGCTAAATCTTCAATAGTTTTGTCTCGGTCAGATTCAGGACGATTGGTTAAAACGATGACGTCGAGGTTTAGTTCGTCGATGTAGTCTAAGACATTCTCGACTGGCTGGCCTTGTTCAATGATTGTACCGTCAATGTCAGTGATAGTTATTTTAGGCATAAAATTATAATTTGAATCTGATAAATCTGGCTTTGGCTTCTCGGTCTAATCGATTCACTTCGGCCTCTGCCCATTTAGCAGTTCGCATAATGTCACCCGATGTCGGGCCACCCCATAATGCCCAAGCCACTGCACCAGCACCGGGAAAGTTTTTGTTATCCGATTTGTTTTTAGGTGCTGACATATCAGGCTCGTGGCGTTGAAACCACGGATTCATGCGACGGAGTTTATCCTCCGAGATATTCCCTCCTGCCATTGCTCGAGCCTCGCGGATAGTCTGATCCGTAACACCATCACCAGACTTACCCTCTGCGTGCCAATCAAGACCGCGTTGAGCAGAGCTCGAAACGTAGTCCGGTACTTTCATTAGTTAACGATCGAATTAATCGAATCAACCAGACCAGTTACTAAGCCCATTTTAGAAGCCTGCTTACCAGACATCGCCTGACCTTTAAGTGCATCAGCGTTAATCATCTTTCGCTTCATTGAAATTGAGGCTACAAAATCTGTATAAATGGAATCGACCTCGGCTTGGAAGTGATTGAGTTGCTCCTGGCTAAGTGATGTGCCTTCGATTCCAGCAGCTTTAAGAGGCGTTGCCGAAGATTTAATAACAACCATATTAACACCCGAGGCTTGATAGAGTGCGCTCATATCAGGGATTGCCATATAGACACCGACTGAACCGACATCAGCAGAAGGGCTTGCGAGTACGCGATCAGCAGAAGCCCCGAGCCAATAAGCTGCGGAAGCCATCATTGAATCGGTGTAAGCGATGGTTGGCTTTTTAAGACCAGCAATCTTGCGAGCAGTTTCTTCTACGCCTGTGACTGTGCCACCGGGAGAATTAACGTCGAAGATAATTGTGCTAACTTCTGGGTCTAAAGCGTACGCGTCAATTTGTTTGTTGAGCGTATTCAAATCGCAACCACCAGTAAGACACTCGAATGGCGAGAGTCCTTTCCCTATGACACCCGAGATTGGAATCACTCCGTATGCACCGACTTTGTAAGGCTTGGGTTGCTCTCCGAAGATTTGCGTGAGAATGTCAGTGAAGCCGAATTTCTCAGCGTCGATTGCATACTGCTTTGCAGTGTTCGGGTCGATAAGCATTGGGCTACGACCATTAAGTGCTTTGTTTAGGAATCTCATTGTAAATTAACTTGCGGAGTTTGGGTCTTCGTTTTGGTCGATAAGTGCATCGACTGAGGAAGTGTCTGCTTCGGAATCCACGTAAGCATTAGGTGCTAAAGGTGCGAGTGTACCAGGCTGAATGTTGGTAGGCTTATAAAGCATCTCAACAGGAATGCCGGTTGTCTTGGCAAGGTTCACGATAAAGGACATATCCTCTGCTCGCTTTGCCATTTCACTGCGGAAGTCTAAACCGCGTTGTGCGTAAAGTTCAGACATCGAAATTAAACCGAGCTCCATATCGGCGCGATCGTTCGCAGCTTCACGGCCTGCGTCAACGGTTACGCGCTTAGGCGTTGTCCAAGATACTTTGTTCCATTCGGGATCGTCGGGCAAGTCACCGTTCGCAATAGCATCACCGATAACATAGCCCCACGATGGAATGCAAAGTTGTTCGATGATTAAGTTCTGCCACTTCTGGAAAGTGCGGTCAGCCTTAGCGATATCTAAGCGGAGACCAGGGCCAGTATTTCCAGAAGAGTCTGTAACAAAAGAATAAGGAAGAATTCCACGGCTGATGTCTTGTTGAATTGATTTTAGAAAGCCGGTGAATGTTGGGCTAGGTCGATTGCTTTGCAAACTTGTTAAAGATTCGCCAACATCGAGTGCAAGAATTTTGCCACCCATTTGAACCGCCATATTACCGAGTCCGCCCGAAGGTGGAAGTGCGCCTAATTCAAAAGCCATATTCTCATCGATGACACCTTCTTTTTTATTTAATACTAAAGACACATCGCTCGAAGCCTTAACGCCAATCTTCTCCATCGCTAAAATTTCCATTTCGTCTTGTATGTCATTCCACGAAGCTGCGAGGATTGAAGTGCCTCTCGCTCCGCTTGCGTATTCCATATCTACAATCTGCATCATAGCGTTAGCGTATACAGTGCGGGACGAGCCGTCCGACTTGTAAACATTGAAGCCTACAAGTTCACCGTAAGCACCGAAAATCATACCGTCGTGCATACCAGGTACTTCCTTCTCAGGTGGTACTGGATTGCCTACGCGGTGGGCTTCGACGAGTTGTAACTTAGGGTCTCCGCTTGCGTTGCG